CCGGTCTGGTCGCTGGCGAGTTCACCGAGGAGGACCCGGCCGGTCTGTGGACCAAGGTCGCCTCGATCAACCTGCCCGTCCTCGCCAACCCGAACCTGTCGTTCGCGGCGACCGTCACCTCCTGATCGGAGTTCTCATGGGTAAGAAGCTCAAGACGAGCGTCCACGTCCACGAGTGGCTGCCGGTCGACAAGGGCGAGGGTGTGTACCTCGCCCGGACGGAGGTCTTCGAGGCTGGCGAGGAGCTGCCGGAGTGGGCCCAGGCCCACGTCGGTGACCACGTCTACGAGGACGAGTTCTCCGATGACGGTTCGCAGGAGGCTGCCCCCGGTGAGAAGCCGGCGGGCAATGCCTCGCTCGAAGCGTGGCAGTCCTACGCCGCGTCGCAGGGCGTGGACGTCGAGGGCAAGTCCCGCGACGAGATCCGCGACCAGTTCAACTCCTGAGAGTGAGGGGGCGTCATGGCGAGCCCGTTGGCAACCACCGATGATGTTGCGGACCTGTGGCGCCCCTTCACCTCTACCGATGAGCAGGCGCGGGTGGCGCGGCTGGTCGTGAAGGCGTCCGCGCTGCTGCGGCAGGCGCTGCCGTGGGTTGACTCGCGCATCGCGCGTTTCAACACCGACCCGACTGACCTCGGCGGCCTTGACCCGGTACTGGTCGCGAACGTCGTGGCGACCATCTGCAAGCGGTTCCTCGTCAACCCTGACGGGGCCACGAACACCTCGGAGACGGCCGGCCCGTTCAGCCACGCCAAGGGTTTTGCCCTGCGCGGCGACAAGGACGTCCGCGGCGAGCTGGTCATCACCGAGTCAGACATCGCCGCGCTGATGCCGGCGAAGAAGACCAAGGCGCGCATAGGCACGATCAAGGCTCGCCCGCGGATGGCTCCCTGGCCTTACGGCGATCTGGGCAACCCCGCAGTCGGGGCGGCCTACGGCGGCGTGGATGCCATGCTGATCGAGGAGGGCATGAGCGACCCGTCGTGGGAGTTCGGCCCGTTCATCAACTACCCGGCCGGGGAGTAGCGCGTGAGCATTCCCTCGCCGGACTCTCTGGCCCCGATCGCCTTCGGCAACGGCATCACGGTCACCTTCCACACGCGGGTGCCGACCGGCAAAGACTCCCACGGGATCACCACCTACCGGGACGTCGACCTTGCCGTCCCCGGGTGCGGGTTCAACCCTGGCGGCTCGGCCGAGCTCGTGCAGGGCCAGGACCTGATCCGCACCCAGCCGGAGGTGTACGCCCCTCCCGGAACGGTCGTCGGCCCCGTGGACCAGGTGACCGTGAACGGCACTCGGTACGACGTGGACGGCTCGCCGAACGCCTACACCAACCCCTTCACGGGCTGGCAGACGCCGGTCGTGGTCAAGCTGAAGGCGGTCACCGGGTGAGCACCTTCAACGCTGACTACGAGGGCATCGGCGAGCTTCTCCGTTCGGACATGATCGGCAACGCGCTCTACACCCGCGGGCAGGCCGTCCGCGGCACGGCTGAGGCGACGGCCCCGTTCGACTCGAGGGAGCAGACGCACTTCCGCGACTCGTTCCATGTGGCTGAGCCGAAGGTGCGTGGCGACCGGATCGTGGTGACCGTCTACAACGACGATGACGCTGCGGTGCCGATCGAGACGGGCACGTCGACCCACGCGGCCCATCACACGCTGAGCAAGGCCCTTGACGCGGCGGGCAACTGATGGCTTACGCGGACGTGGAGGAGATGCTCGTCGGGTACCTTCCCGGCGCGGTCGCCCTGGCCCCGCAGGTTGGTGTGGTGACCCCACCTGACCCGAACGGACTCTATGAGTGGCTGCCGTTCATCCGCGTGCAGCGTATCGGCGGCCCGCGTTCGCAGGGCATCGACAGGGCGCGCATGGTCCTCGAGTTCTTCGGCCCTGACTACGCCACCGCCTCCGCGCTCGGTGCTCAGGTGTCCGCGCTGTTCGACGGGCCGATCTTTCAGCTTCGCTCACCCGAGGGCCTTATCACCAACGCCCAAACAGACTCGGCCCCGTCATGGGTGCCGTATGACGACGTTCGTGTCGTGCGCTTCCAGTCGCATCACACGCTGGTCGTCCAATCCATGAAATAGCCGCATCACTCCCTAGCCCGTCCGCCGTATGCGGTTCGGGCTGCCCGCCATGCCCTCAGGGGCATGAACCTCGAAAGATCTCACCCCTGAAAGGGAAATCATCATGGCGAACCCGCGCTTGCTTCTGACCCCGGTCCTCGGTGGTGGCACCACCGGACTCTCGCTGGCGTGGGCCGCTCCCGCCGGCACCGCCGCCCCTGCTGGTGTCGCTGGCACCGCCGGCGTGCAGACCGTGACCATCACGGGCACCCCGACTGGTGGCACGTTCACCCTGACGTGGAACGGTCTGACGACCGCCCCCATCGCCTACAACGCCACAGCTTCCGCCGTGGCCGCTGCGGTGAACGCTCTCCCCGGAGCCGCATCCGTGACCGCTACGGGTGGCCCGCTGCCCACGGGTGTGGTGCTGACGTTCCCGGCGCTCATCTCCCAGGCGGCGCTGACCGCGAACGGTGCCGCGCTGACTGGTGGCACGACCCCGGCTGTCACGGTCGCTCAGACCACGCCTGGTGTGCAGACCACGAACTCGGTCTCGGTGGCGATCCCCAACACCTTCAAGGATCTCGGGCTCACGGACCAGAAGGGTGCGACGTTCAAGACCAACGTCTCGTCCAACCCGGTCAAGTCGTTCGGCTCGCTGCAGACCCAGCGCGTCATCATGACCGACCAGGCCAAGAGCGTGGACTTCATGCTCCAGGAGATCAACCCGAACGCCATCGCGATCTACAACGGCCTCCCCCTCGGGTCGGTCACCGCGGACGCCTCCGGGTTCTTCCAGGTCGCTACCGGCGCGCCCACGTCCACGCAGTACGCGCTGATCTTCGACGCGTTCGACGGGGCGAACCACGTGCGCTACTTCGCGCCGTACGCCCAGAACACGGCGCCGGCTGACGAGGTCCTGGCGACGGGCCAGATCCTCAGCCACGGGCTCACCCTGTCGCTCTACCCGGACGCGAACGGGAACACGCTCTACTCCGGCTTCATCGCTGACGCGCTGAAGGTCTGACCCTCCTAACCCCTGCACCCGCCGACCTCGCAGGCATCGGCGGGTGCAGGTCATGCCTGCATGCCTGCGACGAAAGGAAGTCCTGCCATGCCTACTTTGCCCAAGGGTGCGATCGTCGAGATCGTCGAGAAGCGCAAGTCGGAGGACTCGGTCGGCATCATCGTGCCGAACGAGGTTCGCATCAACGGTGAGCCGCTGCTCTGTTCGAGCAATCACCCGGTCGTCGTGCATGAAGTCACCACCCGCGGTAACGACGCGGTGTATGTGACGCTGACGCTCATTGCTCGCCGCGTCGAGTTCAAGCAGGAGGTGGCAGCCTGATGGCTACTGTTCCCGATGGTGCGAAGAAGCCCTCCGACCGGCTCAAGGCCGAGGCGAAAGCCGAGGAAGGCTATGTCGTCGAGGAGTTCAAGGGCGTCGCGCTGCGCGTCCGAGCATTCCTCGACTGGGACATGGACGCGATGAGCCACCTCAACGTCATGAACTTCCTGGCGTGGGCGCCTTGCGCGTTGCACCCCGACGACGTGGCGAAGTTCTCCAAGGTCAAGGCGACCCAGGGTGAGGCGTTGAAGTTCATCAAGGCCGTTGCCGCCAAGGGCGGCGCCGATCTGGGGGAATACCTCGCCTCGTAGCCGTCCTCGACGAGTACTGCGAGGCCATCGAGGCCGACTTCGCCCACCACTACCCCGCAGATGACCTCCGCGACCTGTTCCGGCGCGGGGGTCATCTGACGTGGCGACGGTTTGGTGTCCTGCTGCGCGGGCTGCCGCAGGACTCGCTCTACCAGACGGCGCTGCGCGACACCCTCGAGGTAGACGAGCCGCCCGCTGACGCCGACCCGGTGTTCGGGCGATGGAACCTGGCGAACCACCAGCTGGCGGCGCTGTTTGACGCCGTGAACGCGTTGCGGGCGACGTACGCCGAGGCTCCGATGCCAGACCCGACACCTCGCCCGAAGTTCAAGACGCGCAAGACACTGGCGCCGCTTGACATGGCGAAGATCGCGTACCTGCAGGAGATCCGCGACCGGCATCGGCGCGACGGCGGGGACTGAACAACAGAACAGTGACGAGAGGCGGTGTCGCGTGACCATCACCGTAGGTTCCGTCGCAGTCGACATCGTCCCCGCAGCCCAGCGGTTCGCCACTGAGCTTCGCGCGCAGATCGTCCCCCAAGCCGACAGCATCGGCAAGGACATCGGCAAGATCCTCGCCGACCAGATCGCCAAGGGCATCAAGGACGGCATGTCTGCCGGCTTCGCGCCCTCGCGGGCG